ATTAAAACAAAATTTTAGAAATAAGAAAGGAAAAAAAGTTCTTCAAATAGATGCTAAAACTTTAATTCCCTTAAAAATTTTTCCATCTATAATAGAGGCCCAAGAACAAACTCAAATTAATGGAATTAGAAATTGTGCTGCAGGTTTACAGAAAACAGCAGGTGGATATATTTGGATATATAAACATCCAGAGAATCCATATTTTGAATACATTATCAGTGAAAACGAAGTGATACGTGTGTTTGAAAAGAATGATTTAGGAACTGAAGAACTTTGGCATCGTGATTTAGAGAACCGTACTATAGAAATAATAGGAGAAACAGATTGGAAAGTACAACTTGAAAACCAATTACCAACTTCTATGAATAAACCTATATTTATATCAAAGGGGCAATGGCATCGTCTTATTAAAGGTACTACAGGAACATTAAAATTAAAGATATATAAGTCGTGAAGAATATTTATAAATTAATAGAACACTTAGTTAATAATTGGCAAAATAATTTATCTGAAGCTTTAGCTCCTAGAGTTAAACAACAATTAATAGATAAATTTAAACAAGAAGCTGATGACTATAATGTTGAAATTACTGACAAACAACTAAGTGACTATATTGACTTTTTTGACTCAAGATTAAAAAATAATCCTAAAGTAACAGAAAAAGATTTAAATAAATACTCACTACAGTCTTTAATTAAACTTGTATCTTCATATAAAGGTTCAACTGAAGAAGAACCAGATGCAGCAGACATCACTCCTGATGTTGTTTATAATGAAAATGGTCTTATCATTTATAATGGTAGTAATGAAGAAAACTGTTTAAATTTTGGTAGAGGAGAAAAATGGTGTATTACTAGAGGATCATTTGCTACCTATCGTTATGATTCAAATAGAAAAAACCCAACATTCTATTTAGTAAAAGATACAAATTTACCAAATGATGATAGAAAAAGTTTCTTTGTCGTTGTAGTTGGTAGTGATAACACATATAAAGTTTCTGATAGATCAAATAATGATGTAGGTGGAAGACATACAGAATGGAATAGATGGGAACCATGGTCATTTGTTGAACAAAACTTCCCTTCAGTACGTGGATTACAAAGTGTATTCAGATATATTCCTATATCTAAATCAGAAAAATTATCTCAAATATACAAAAATAAAGCCATAACAGTAGGAGAATGGCTTAAAGCTCCATACTCATTTAAAGAGCAATACCTTGTAGTTAGAAAAGAACAACAACTATTTTCAGACATAAGTAATCAAAATTTTGTAGCTAAGGTATTACCTAAATTACCTCAAATAGCTGAAATGATAGCTGAGAATTATGGGTATATAGATATACTTACTTTGTTACAAGAATTTGATTCTTTTGTACCTAAGTACCAAAAATCAATTATAGCTAACGCTTCTAGATTTACAAAAGTTAATTCTAACATTATAGAATCAGATGCTTATCCTTGGTCTGCTAAAAAAGCAGTGGTAAAAGGTAATCTTTTACAAATTCCAGAAAATGAAAGATATTATATAACTAAAGATGATAAAGCAATAGTTAAATTAAAATTTAGTCAAGGTGAAGTTAAAATGGGTATTTTTACAGAAAATGAAAGTCACCCAAATATAAAAATAAATGAACGTACTGGTAAATATTTAGCTGAGTATCCTGAGTTAGATAAATTACCATTTGAAACTATAGTTAAATTAGTATCAGATAATATTTTACCTAAAGAATCTTTAGATAAAGTAATTGAAAAAGCTAAAACAGATCCTAATTCTGCGATTATAATTAAAGATACAGATGAAGGACAAATATTACTTGATTCAAATAATTTTAAAGCATATAAGTACGAAGATGGTAAATTTAAATCTGTACCTTTTAATGATGACTCAGTACAAAGTATATTAACAAGCGAGGAAGGTAATAATAGTTTTCAAGATGGTGTAGTAAGATTATTATCACAATTTACAGATATTAGTAGTGTACCTATATCAAATATAATTCCTATTCTTAATTCTACTCCTTATAATAGAAGAACAGTAATTCATGATGGTAATAGTCATGTTTTTATAGCTGTACCTGAAACTAATAATATACAAGCTTGGATATCAAATAACCCTCTCCAAAATAATTATTATGAAAATCAATGGTTAGATACTGGAAGATTTGCTGGTCCATCAAGAGCAGATTTGAATTCATGGAAAGCATTTTTTGAATATCTAAGAAGTCAAAACCTAGCTTACGACACTAACCAGTTATTAAATAGGTTTCGATACACATATTATATTGGTGAAAACTTTGCTAAAGCTGATCCACCATTAACTGAAGATAATATTTATAAAATAGTTGAATATGAAGGAGTAGTATATCTTGTGAATAAAACTAACTCTAGAGAAAGTAAAAAAATATCTTCTAATAGTGGAAAATTAATTAAAGCTAATATTCCACCTAATTTAGCTGCTAGAATGTTAGGAGTTGAACCTCCTGCTAGACCCGCCGCTACTGGTAGAAGAGGAAGAACAGCAGGTACTACTAGACAAGCAGAACCAACAGCTACTCCTGCTCAAGGTGGAGGCCAAGATACTATAGATTTACTTACTCAAGCTGGGTTAACTACAGGATTTGACGCTTTACCAACAGGTGTAAGAAACAGATTAATAAATGGAAGCGTAACCCCAGTTAATACTGATAGAGGAGCTACTCGTAGAAATGGTGCTTTAGGAACTAGAGGTAGAGTAACAGGTGTTATTACAGCAGGACAAAGTAAATTTTATGTTATTCGTTTAGCTAGTGGTACTATGATAGGATCAGTAGCCATGCAACCAGATGCTCGACATTATATTGTAACAGCTCAAACAGCATTCTCTATACCTAACGCTAACGCCTTAATAGATGCTTTACGACAACGTAATTTAGCTGAAGATATGAAAGCACCTATTATCCATATGCATACTTTAACTAGACCTCAAGAGTTAGAAGAAATCAAATATTTATTACAAACATTAAAAAAATGAAAAAATCAGATTTAAGAAGAATTATCAGAGAAGAAATAGAAAAAGTATTAGCTGAAGCTCCTCAACCACAAATAGCTGAGCCAGAGACCGATGTTGAAACAAAACCAACTACTCCTACAAGACGTAGAACTATTTCTCCTGAAGAACCAGTTGAAGAACCAGCAAAAGCAATCGCTAAAAAAATAGCTCAAAGATTTAAACAAGGTAAAAAATAATGGCACAATATAGAGACATATTTAGTCCTGAGACTTTAAATAGATTAAACCAAAAATCAGCTGATAGTTTACAACTGATGATTGGTAATCGTAGTTTAATGCAGGTGATGATGTCTTCACAAAAGCTATTAAATGACATTATTTCAGCTGAGAGTCCATATAAATCTCGATTAGAAAATTTAGCCGTATCTATACTTAAAGAAAAATATCCAATTATTGATCAAGAAAATATTGGGATAGATGCTAAAATAGTTAGTTTATCTGATGTAGGAAGATCATTAGATGAAGCTACTCCTGGAGAGAAACGTCGTCGTGTTATCAATGCTATTACTCAAGGAGCATCTGTAGTTAGTATGACTGAATTATTTCGTATTTTCCGAAATCATCTAGACGAGATTAATCCTTCATTATATGATAAGTACAATCAAATAATGAATAATACTTTTGGTATATATGATAATGATGACGCTATAGCTTTAATGTTAGCAGCGGTAGCTGGTGGACAAAAATTAGCTGGAGGTTCTTCTAAAATTGTAATAACTGAGGCTTTAAGTATTAGAGCTAGAGCTGTGTGTTTTCCTATGTTAGTACATGAGTTACTTAAAGGATATTTTGGTATTTTAGGACAAAGCGGTCTTAAAGGAGACAGAGAAACTAAACAAGCTATTGTTAGACAAGTTGACAAATTAGAAAATGAGCCAGAAGATATTCGTTATGGTAAATTTATCTATAAAGCAATCAATAACATATTCTCAGCGTTTGCTGAATCAGATGATAGTAGAGTACAATCATTCTTTTTCCAAGATGTTTATAAATTAGCAGACAGTGAGTTTTTCTCATTTATAGAAAACGCTATCAATGAAAATTTAACTCCACAACAAATAGATTGGGTTCAAAATACAATTTCAGATATTGAAACTGATTTAAGAGCAGATGATTTTGACGCTACTGGAGTAAATGAATCTACTAAATTAACAGATCTAGTTAAAAATATTATTAAAGAAGAATCAACTCAATACTATGTTGAAGGAACACTTCTTACTAACACTGAAGAACGCCCTCAAAAAGATATATTATCAGATATTCGTTCATTACCAGGTATAACAATTGTATCTTCTAAAGATATTAACCCAAATGACACCGCTTTTAGTAACCCAAATTATTACATCTTACTTAAAATTAAAATAGACCCACATCCATTCTCTACAGGATTCAAAGATGAAGATTTACAACAATTATTTACTGATATTAGAGCGATTAAAGGTGTGAGAAACTTTAAATTAACTAAATCAGTAGAAAAGAAAACAGTATAACAAAAACCCAATATATTTATACACAAATACAATTAACCCAATGAATACAATAGAAAGAGTACGTTCAATTATACGCGAATCAATTCAAGAATATATTAAGGAAATTGATGGTGCTGCTGAAGATGCTGCTATGGAAGCTCGTATTGCAAAATGTGAAGAAGCTATTCAAATGCGTGAAGCTAAATTAAACGCTATCGCTGAAAGTGATCATAAAGATTTAATGGATGAAGGCAAGATTAAAGGTCTTGAAAACGAAATTAAAGAACTTAAGAAAGCTAAAGCTAAATTTGAAAAAGCTAAAGAAAAGAAAGCTAATAAAAAAGCAAGCAAAGATAAAAAAGACGAAGTAGTAACTGATGCTAAAGTTGAAGAATCACCAGTTGATGAAGCTGATGTGATGGAGAAAATGGAAGTAGAAGACGAAGGCATGAAAGAAGAAGCATTAAATGAGTCATTCCTTAAAATGCAAAAATTAGCAGGTATTATTACTGAAACTCAGTATCGTCAAAAAAAAAAGCTTAATTGAAAATCAAGAAGAAACATCACCTGAAGAAGCAGCCAAAGCTATTTCTCAAAATACAGACAAGTTAGAATCAGATCCTAAACTAGACGCCATAGCTGATAAAATAGCCGCTGATCCTAAAGCTACAGAAGAATTAAATAAATTAATGTCTAAATTTAATATTTCTTTAAATGAGGGAGATGTTGATGTTAATCCTCAAGATGCTAATAAATTAGCATTAGCTTTTGCTAAAAAAGCTCAAACATTAGATGAAGGATTTGATTATGGTGGAGCATTTTGGACAGGTTTAGTTGGTGGAGGTATTGTAACTAATTATTTAGCTAGTGCTGGAGATATTATAACACCATATATGAAAATGATGGGGCAATCCCCATCCCATATGGGAGCTACTGTCGCGGGAAGTATAGCAGGAGCTGCTTTGTTAGTATTAGCTAAAAAAGTTTATAATAAATTAAAAAATAAATAACATACAGACAGATTCATAGCCTGTCGACTTAAACTAAAAAACTAAAGGAGCTGTGGCCCAATCAAAAAGATTGGGCCTTCTCTATGCTAGTTTGGCTTTAAAGAATTTTTTATTATATTACGAGAATATGAATATATTTTACATAAATCCTGACCCTATCATCGCTGCTAGAGAATTAGCTGATGATCATATTCGTAAAATGCAAATTGAATCAGCCCAAATGTGTTGTACTACACATTGGGAAACAGGCGGTACTGCTCCTTACAAACGTGCTCATAAAAATCATCCTTCAACAATATGGACTAGACAGTCAATACAACATTATAATTGGCTTGTAGAACATGGACTTGAAATTTGTGATGAATTTGAAAAACGTTACGGTAAAGAACACGCTACTAAAAAAGTACTAGAATGGTGTAGAGATAACAAACCAAATCTACCAGATAATGGTTTTGTAGCTCCACCACAATGTATGCCTGATGAATTTAAAGGCCAAGATATTTTGGCTGCTTATAAGAATTTTTATATTAATGATAAAGTAAAAATTAAAGGATTAAATTGGAACAAATTAAACAATAAACCATCATGGGTGTTGGTCTGATGGAATTTTGGGATATTTATAACAAAATAATATGACTAAAATTTATATATTAGAAAGAAATGGTATTCCATTTTATGTTGGTAAAACACTACAAAGAATAAAAGAACGTTTTTATACTCATAAAGGTAAAAATAAAAACAGTGAAATAATTGAAATAGATTGTGTAGATGATGATGAATGGAGATTTTGGGAATCATGGTATATTGAACTGTTTAAATCATGGGGATTTAATTTAGAGAATAAAAATAATGGTGGTGGTGGAAGAGGACCAGGATGGATTTCACCACCAGAAAGAAATGCTAAAATAAAAGCATCATTACAAAACCATTCTCAATATTATACAGATGAAGTTAAAGAAAAAATAAGTAATGGCAATAAAGGCAAATTAAAACCATTTACTAAAGAACATCAACAAAATATGTTAATTGCTAAACGTAAGCAAGCTAAACCATTGTTGATGTATGATTTAGATAATAATTTAATTAAAGAATGGGAAAGTAAAGGTCAAGCAGCTGAGTGGATAAAAGAAACAAAGAAAAAACAAGGAAATTTGACTTCTCAAATAAAAGATGCTATACTAGGTAGGCAAAAAACGGCTTTCGGGTATAAATGGAAATATAAATAATATGAAAAAATACAACAAAAAAATTGTAATTGTAGGAAGTGGAGTAGCAGGAATTAGTGCTGCTTTAAAATTAGTAGATAATAATTACCCTGGTGAACTTATTACTATAATTGATAAAGGTAAAGATCCTTATAATCGTAAACCTGAGGAAGTAATGACTGGGTTCGCAGGAGCTGGAGGATTCTCAGATGGTAAATTAACATATCATACAGCTATCGGAGGTCAATTATCTAAGTATTGCGGAGAAGAAAAAGCATATAATTTAATGGATCAAGCTATTGAAATGTGGAAACGTTTCCATCCTGAACCTTCTAAAATTATGTACTCTAATCCTCAAGAAGAACCAGACTTCATCAAACCTCACTTTGGTCTTCGTTTATTCCCAGTATACCACATTGGAACTGATTATTTACATGAAATAGGTAAAAATTGGTATAATTATCTAGTTGATAAAGGTGTTCAATTTGAATGGGAAACTGAAGTAGATAAAATTGAATTCGTTAATAATAAACTTCACTATAACAGAATGTGGCATTATGAACCACAGAGTGAATGGATTAATTATGATAAACTTATTTTTGCTGTAGGTAAATCAGGTATTGACTTTGCTCAAAAACTATCAGACGAATATAAATTACCAACTGAACCTAAGTCAACCCAGATTGGAGTGAGATTTGAAAGCCCACAAAAATATTTTCAAAAACTAATCGATATTAGTTATGATTTTAAACTATATCAAAAGTTTGATAATGTATCATTACGATCATTCTGTACTAATAATAACGCAGCTTATGTAGCAGTAGAGGAAACATATGGTGATATCACTTATAATGGTCACGCTAAGAAAGGTGAACAATTTAGAAACGATATGACTAACTTTGGTATTTTGATGGAAATTAAAGGTATTGAAAATCCGTTTGAGTGGTGTAGAGATGTAGTACAAAAGTGTCAATTTAATTTACCAATAACTAAAAAATCAGGATTATACTATTCACCTAATTTAACTAGAAAACCAAGTTTAACATCTGAAAACAATACAGTTGATAGTTATCAAATTGCTGAATTGTCTTGGTTCAAAGAATCATTTGGTGAATATGCAGATTATATTCTTAATTTCATTGACCAAATGAACGAAGTGTTCAAATTTGGTGATGATTGGGGTATGTATATTCCTGAAGTAAAATATTTGTCTCCTGAACCATTAGTGAACTATAATGACTTAGCATTAGTAGAATATGAAAATGTTCATTTTGTTGGTGATGCGTTGAGTGCTAGAGGAATCACAGTATCAGGTGCACATGGTATATATGTAGCTGAAAGTTTAATTTAAAACTTTTAACATATTCAAAAATGAAAGCTTGGCCTCACCAGGCTTTCTTGCTATATTTAAATATAAATTATAAAACATGTCAACATTACACGACGATCTTAGTAGAATTGGTAAGTTATTAATGTTTAAAGAACCGTTTTATGGTGTGTTTTTGTCTACTCTTAACAAAGTAGAACGTAAAGATGTACCAACAGCCGGTGTTTGTAAAAACAACATTAACTATCAATTAGCAGTTAATAAAGAATTTTGGGATTCTTTGAAAGGAGACAATCAAAAAATCGGTCTTTTGAAACATGAGTTGTTACATATATGTTTCAATCACTTAGAAGACCGTGAAAAATTTGATGATCATGAACTACATAATGTAGCCGCAGATATTGAGATTAATCAATATATTGACCCAGCATTTTATCCAACAGAAGATATTCTTCTACCATCAACATTCCCAGAACTGAATTTGCCTCTTAAAGCAGGTACACGAGTATACTATGATTTGTTGAAACAAGCTGCTCAAAATGGTTCTAGTCCTAAACTGAATGGTTTACTAGATGCGTTAAAAGGAGATGAAAATGGTGGATTACACCCAACATGGAAAGAATTTGATAGTTTAACAGATGCTGAAAAGAAATTAGTAGCAAATCAGATTAAACACCAGATTAAAGAAATTGTTGAGTCTAATAAAGAGAGATCACGTGGGTTCGTTCCATCTGAGTTGGAATCTTTTATTAATAGTTTGTTTGAAATAGTTCCACCTTCATATGATTGGAAATCGTATTTTAGACGTTTCTTTGGTACTTCAAATAAAATTTACACTAAAAAAACACGTAGAAAACTAAACAGACGTTTTCCAGGTAATCCAGCTCTTAAAATTAAGACTAAAAAACACGTCTTAGTAGGTGTAGATACTTCAGGTTCTGTTAGTGATGCAGATTTATTAGAGTTCTTCAGTGAAATTTATCACATGTGGAAAACAGGTATTAAAATTACTGTCGCTGAATGTGATGCTACTATTCATAGAACTTGGGAATATGATGGAGATATGCCTGAATCAGTACGTGGTAGAGGTGGTACTGACATGAATCCAATTATTGAATACTTTAATGAGCATCGTCAATATAGTAGTTTGATTATTTTAACAGACGGTTTTATTGGTGATAGAACAGTACGTAGTCATAAACCAACAATGATGGTTTTATGTAATAAAGGAGCTGGAGTTGAAGAAGTTCAAGAGAGTTGGGGTCATACAATCAAAATCCAATATTAATTTGGCCTCCCAAAAATTAAATGTTATATTTAAATAAAATAAATAGGTTATAAAATGGCTAAAAAAGCAACTAAAAGTAATGCTTCTCGTCAAGTAGATTTGAACGTTAAAGAAGCTAAAGAATTCTTAAAACACATTATTGATAACAATCGTTATCTACAAAAAACAAACAAACCACCTGTAGCCGTTGAAGTAGTTGGTGACTCAGGTATTGGTAAAACATCAACTATTGTTCAATTAGCAAAAGAATTGGATTTGAATTTTGTTAAGTTAAACTTAGCCCAAATTGAGGAATTGGGTGACTTGGTAGGATTTCCAATTCGTCAGTTTGAAGTGACTAAAGATGAGTCACCAGTTTGGATTGATGAACATGCTGTTGATGAGTATACGCGTTTAGGTTTCAAATTCACCGGTAAAAACCGAATGAGTTACTGTCCACCTGAATGGATTAGTGGTAAATCAACTGGAGGTATTTTGCTTTTGGATGACTGGAACCGCGCTGATATTCGATTCATTCAAGCTGTTATGGAACTGATAGACCGCCAACAATATATCAGTTGGGAACTACCAAAAGATTGGCATATTATTCTTACAAGTAATCCTGATAACGGTGATTATTTGGTAAATAGTATTGACAACGCTCAAAAAACACGATTCATCTCAGTTAATTTGAAATTTGATATTAACTGTTGGAGTGAGTGGGCTGAAAATGCTCAAGTAGATAGTCGTTGTATCAACTTCTTGTTGAAACATCCAGAGTTAGTTACTACAAATACTAACTCACGAAGTATCACTACATTCTTCAATTCAATTTCATCACTTGATTCGTTTGAAGGTAGTTTGCCTTTGATTCAGATGATTGGTGAAGGTAGTGTTGGTGGTGAGTTCTCAACTTTGTTCACAATGTTTATTAATAACCGTTTGGACAAGATTATTTCACCACAAGCTATTTTGACTCATGAAAGTGATGATTATGTAGTTAGTCAATTGAAGAGTGTAATTGGTAAAGATGATAAATATCGCGCCGACTTAGCATCAATCATCTCACAACGTATTATCAACTACAGTTTGTTTTATGCTAAACATAACAAAATTGAGAAACCACTTATTGATCGTTTAGCAATGTTGATGAATGAAGAATTGTTTGCTGTGGATTTGAAATATAAAATTGTAAAAGAAATTTACAATGGCGATACAGCTAATTTCAAATCATTGATGTTGAACAAAACATTATTGAAATTTTTAACTAAATAATTATGGAAGATATAGTTAAGCAATTAGTCGAGAAAAAAGTTAGTTTTACTAAACTAAATTTCAATACTAATACAAATCATAAAGGTGTAATTACTAATAGTAGTCTTAGTAAGTACTCTTGGAGTAAGACACAACCATTATTTATCCCACAAAACGTAGCTCTCGAGTATCGAGAGTTACGTGATAAGTGGAAAAGTAATACTCTAAAAACTAATACTAAATTATATTCCACTCAGTTATCTCAATTACCTTCTTTTAAATTAAAGAATTATATTGAAGAAAATAAACTAGATGTTACATTTGGTCGTAAATGGAGAGAGTTAGATACTGTTGTTATTGGTGATAATTTTATTGAAGAAATGTTTGAGATCAAAAACGCTCTTACAAATCAATATTATGTCATTCCTACAGCTATTTTAAAGAAAAACTTTAGTAATTATATACCTAAAAATGTATTAGGAACGTCACAATGGGATAGAGTTAATGAAGAATATGTTTTAATTATATCAGAAGATTTAGAGAAAGCTATTCAAATTGATTCTAACTTTAGTGGTTTAAAACTTAGATGCCCATTAGTTAACGGAGCTGTAATATTTAATAGCCATGGTAATTCTAAAGCATTTTCTCAGTATGAGTTTTTTATGAATTTACCACAAAATATTAGAGATTGGGATTTAGAAGTTGTATATGATGATGTACTTGGAGAAGAAGTAAATAAAGGTATGTCATTAGATATTGACATATTTTCAAATCTACTAACTATGGTTGATAGTGAGGATAAAGAAAACATGAATATGGTCAAAGAAATTATGTCTAATTCAGAATATGAAACATCAGAACCATATCTTTCTTATATCTTAAATGTACATCCTAAATTGAAAGTAGTTAATGGTAATGATAATTATAAGTTTTTGATAAAAAAACTAGAAAAATTCAAAATAAGTTCACGTTATGATAGATGTTCTATTGATGAAATAATTGTTGGTTTAACTAAAATCGCTCCTCAACATAGTAGTGTTTATGCTCAATGTTTAAAAGCTCATCTTAACCATATGATGGGAAGAGAAGTGATTAAAGAGATAACAGTGTAGTAATATTTATGATAAATAAATCATAAATGGCTAGAATAGTACTTTTAAGTTGCACTAAATCAAAGATAGATCGTACGGCTCCTGCACAGGAGCTGTATTCTGCTTCCCCAATGTTCCAGAAAACTTTAGAGTACGGAAAAAAACTGAAACCAGATAAAATGTTTATTCTATCTGCTAAGCATCACTTGGTACCTTTAACTAAAGAGTTGGCTCCATACGACAAAACTCTTAAAGAAATGCCTAAAGATGAGAAAGAAAAATGGGGTGAGGAGACAGTAAAACAAATGAAATCAGCGGGTATTAACCCAGAAAAAGACAAATTCATATTCCTCACCGGTAGCGAGTACTTAAAGCCTTTAACTAAATATATCCCAGAAGAAAACATGGAAACGCCTATGGAGGGAAAACGATTTGGACAACGTTTAAAATGGTTAAACAGCCAGTTAAGTGAGATATTTACTAAATTAAAAAACATTATATATGAAGTTCTCAAAAAGTAAAATAAACGAATATATCCAGTTATATTTGAATGACTTAGAAGATTATGGTGATGAAAGTGTGGATTTGTTAACAGAAAAACTAACTCTCCATAACTTTAGTCAACTTTTAGTCGAGTCTCACCAAGATGTTCCGTCACTATTACGTGAAGCTATTACCAAATCAGGTGAAGAACAACGAAAAGTGTTTGAAAATTTCTTAGATTACTTGGAAAATATATAACCTTTTGTTTGGCTTCGCAAAGTTTTGATGTTATATTTAAATATAAAATAAAAAACATATGGGTATCGATCAAACATTGCAAGTAAAGCGTTTTAAGTCACCAGATGGAACAGTACGTTACATGAAAGATGGTAAATTACATAATTGGGAAGGTCCAGCTGTGGTTCATCCGGATGGAAGAGAAGAATATTTCATTAATGGTTTCGAACACACCAAGGATAGTTGGAAGAAAGCTAAAAAATCAGGTGATGGGTTACCTTGGTACAAGAGTGGAGTTGCTAAACAGCGATTTTAATTTTAAAACATATTTTAAATTAGGCTTGCAAATGCAGGCCTTTTTTATTACATTATAAATAAAACAATATATGAAGATAGGATTTTGTGGTACAGTCTCAGTAGGTAAAACAACATTAGTTAATGCTTTAAAAGAATTACCTGAATTTAAAGACTATTATTTTGCTACTGAACGTAGTAAATACTTACGTGATTTAGGTATTCCATTGAATACTGATAGTACATTGAAAGGTCAAACAATATTCTTAGCTGAACGTTGTTCTGAGTTGATGAGAGAAAATGTTATTACTGATAGAACAGTAATTGATGTTATGGCTTTTGCTCATTGTGCTGAGTCTATTGAAGCGGATGAGAAAGAGGAGTTTATTAATTATGCTTCTGCTTTTATTCCTGAATATGATTATATATTTTATGTGTCACCTGTAGGGATTCCTATAGAAAATAATGGTGTTAGAGAAACAGATGCTGATTATCGTAATCTAATTGACTTAACTATTAAACATGCTTGCAAAGAAGCATTACCATATATAACTAATTTTGGCATCATATCAGGTACTATAGAACAGAGAATAGAACAAGTGAAATTTTATTTAGGGTTTTGATATTTATATCCAAATCCTAAGTATGAAACGCTCAGAGTTAAAAAAACAAATTGAAGAAATAATCACTGAAATATTAAGTGAAGATATAAATGCCTTAGTTGCTACTAAAACAGGTACAAAAGTAGTTCCGGTTAAAAACCCAACTGAATTAAATCCTTTAAAAACAGATCCTAATGTTACTAGTATAACAACTACTGGTGGACAAAAATTAAAAGAAACTGAAGACGAATTTGATGCTCCTGAAAAAGAACCTTCAAAAGCAGAATTGAAGAAAATCGACAAAGAATTCAATTCAAGCAAACTAGCTAAAAAATTATCACCAGCTGATCAAGAACGTTTGAACAAAGTTGAAGCAGGTATAAAGAAAAAATTAGCTAATCCAACTAAAGATAACATCGCTATTGTTAAACAATTAATCAGCAAACCTGAGATTAAAAAATTGTTTAAAGACGGTGGTAAAGACCTTAAAGCTCTGATATCTGATATCATAGGTTAATTTAACTTAAAAGGGTTTTTATGAGTCAAGATATTAAACAAATTATTAGGGAAGAATACTTGAAATGTGCTCAAGACCCAGCACACTTCATGAAGAAATACTGCTATATTCAACATCCTACTCGCGGTAGAATTCAATTTAATTTATACCCATTCCAAGAAAAAGTATTACATTTATGGAGAGATAATCCGTATGATATAATACTTAAGTCTCGTCAGTTAGGTATATCTACATTGGTAGCAGGTTATTCATTATGGTTAATGTTGTTTCAAAAGGACAAAAACGTTCTTTGTATAGCTACTAAGCAGGAAACAGCTAAGAACATGGTAACGAAAGTTAAATTCATGTTTGAAAACCTTCCTTCATGGCTAAAAATACCAGCAGATGAAAATAATAAACTAACATTACGACTAAGTAATGGTTCTCAAGTTAAAGCAGTTTCTGCGGCTGGTGACGCAGGTCGATCAGAAGCAGTATCACTTTTAATTATAGACGAGGCTGCTTTCATTGATGGTGTAGAGGAAATATGGGCATCTGCTCAACAAACCTTAGCAACTGGTGGTGGAGCAATTGTATTGTCTACTCCATATGGTACAGGTAATTGGTTCCATAAAACATGGATTAAAGCAGAATCTGGTGTAGTTGAAGAAGGGGTTCCTAGTTTTTTACCGATAAAATTACCTTGGTATGTTCACCCTGAACGAGATGAAAAGTGGAGAAAAACACAAGATAGTTTATTAGGAGACCCAAGACTAGCAGCACAAGAATGTGACTGTGACTTTAATACTTCAGGTGATACTGTATTTTATAATGAGCAAATAGAATATATTTCAGCAACTTCTCTTAAAGATCCCGTGGAGAGAAGGGGAGTTGATCGTAACTTATGGGTGTGGGAGTCGCCAGATTATACTCGTAGTTACATGGTTGTTGCAGACGTAGCTAGAGGTGATGGTAAAGATTCATCTGCATGTCATGTAATTGATATTGAATCAAATACACAAGTAGCTGAGTATAAAGGACAATTATCACCTCGTGAATTTGGTTACTTTTTATGCGGTTTATCCACAGAATATAACAATGCTATGTTAGTAGTTGAAAACGCAAATATGGGTTGGTCAACTATTGAAGCAATACAAGAAAGAGAATATAAAAACTTATACTACTCTACAAAAAGTGACGCATTAACTGCTGAAAACTATTTAGATAGATCAGATGATCCGTCAAAAATGGTACCAGGATTTACAATGTCTTTAAGAACAAGACCACTTGTGATTAATAAGTTTAGAGAATATGTGGGTGATAAAAGTGTTGTTATCCGATCTAAACGATTATTAGAAGAAATGAGAGTATTCTTATGGAAAAACGGTAGAGCTGAAGCTCAATCTGGTTATAATGATGATTTAGTTATGAGTATGGCGACAGCAATGTTCGTTCGTGATACAGCATTAAAGTTTAAATCACAAAACATGGATTTAGCTCGAGCTGCGTTAAATAATATACAAGCAGTTCGTACTCAACTTAACGGAGCATACATGCCTAACATGAATCAAAATCCGTATAATATTAATATAAACGGAAGAAATGAAGATTTGAGCTGGCTTTTGTGATATTTATAATAAATTAAAATAATAGAATGGCTGATACAGGCTTATTTTCAAGATTACAGAGATTATTCTCCACAGACGTCATAATTAGAAACGCTGGTGGTAACCAGTTAAAAGTAATGGACGTTAATAGTATCCAATCTACAGGAGAATTTAAAACAAATGCTTTAGTAGACAGATACAGTCGTATTTACTCAAGTAATACCACATCATTATACGGTTCACAGTTAAACTTAAACTGGAGATACTTACGTACTCAGGTTTATTCAGACTATGACGCTATGGATACAGATGCTATTGTAGCTTCTGCTTTAGATATTATAGCTGATGAGTGTACTTTAAAAAACGATATGGGAGAAGTACTTCAAATTAGAAGTAGTGATGAAGATACACAGAAAATTCTATATAACTTATTTTATGATGTATTAAATATCGAATTTAACTTATGGAGTTGGATTCGTCAAATGTGCAAATATGGAGACTTTTTCTTAAAATTAGAAATAGCTGAAAAATTTGGTGTATATAATGTTATACCTTACACCGCATATCATATATCTAGAGAAGAAGGTATGGATCCTAAAAGTCCAGCTGAAGTAAGATACAGATACAGCCCAGATGGTTATAATTCAGGTGTGACAGGTGGATATGGTGGTGTGAATGCCGCCTCTACTTACAGTAAGGAAAAACAAGCAGGAGCAATTTATTTTGATAATTATGAAATGGCTCACTTTAGATTAATAGCTGACACTAATTATCTTCCTTATGGTCGTTCTTATCTAGAACCAGCACGTAAATTATTTAAACAATATATACTAATGGAAGACGCTATGTTAATCCATCGTATTGTTCGTGCCCCAGAAAAACGTATTTTCTATATTAATGTAGGTTCTATTCCACCAAACGAAGTAGAAAACTTCATGCAGAAGACTATCTCAACAATGAAGAGAACTCCGTTTATTGATCCACAAACAGGTGAATATAATTTAAAATATAACTTACAAAACTCATTAGAAGACTTTTATATTCCAATGAGAGGTAATGACACAACAACTAAGATTGAACCTACTAAAGGATTAGAATATACAGCTATTGATGATGTAGTTTATTTAAGAGATAAATTATTTGCTGCATTAAAAGTACCTAAAGCGTTCATGGGATATGAAAAAGACTTAACAGGTAAAGCAACTTTAGCAGCAGAAGATATTCGTTTTGCTCGTACAATTGATAGATTGCAACGTATTGTTCTTTCAGAACTATACAAAATAGCTTTAGTTCACTTATATACTCAAGGTTATAGAAATGAAAATTTAACTAACTTTGAATTGTCTTTAACTACACCTTCTATAATATACGACCAAGAAAGAGTGGCTTTAATGAAGGAAAAAGTGGATTTAGCCCGCAATATTATGGAAACTAAATTATTGCCAACAGATTGGATTTATGATAATATATTCCACTTAAGCGAGGATCAATTTGATGAATATAGAGCGTTAATAGCTGAAGACCAAAAACGTACTTTCAGATTTAAACAAATTGAAAATGAAGGTAACGATCCACTTGAATCAGGTAAATCATATGGTACACCTCATGACTTAGCAGCATTATATGGCTCAGGAAGAAATGGAATGGGTGTTCCGGATGGATATGATAAAGATTCTCCTTTAGGTAGACCTGAAGAAAAAGTATCAAATATCAACACTCAGGGTAATGCTTTTGGTAGAGACAGATTAGGTAAACATGATATGAAAGTAGATGACACTGAAGGTCCAAGTTTAAAACCTAACTATAAAGGTGGCTCACCATTAGCTATGGAGAGTGCTAAAAAGAACTCTAAATTACTTGAATCCTTAGATAAAAAATTAGTATTTAAGAAAGATGATTCTTCGCTTTTAGATGAATCACAGATACGTGAATAACATTTTCATATATATTTATAGACAAAATAACGATTAGAATGACTATCAAACATTCGAAGTATAAGAATACAGGTATCCTTTTTGAACTACTTGTGAGACAAATCACAGCTGATACTTTATCAGGAGTAGAATCACCGGCTACAGGTATTTTAAAAAAATATTTTAGTAAAACTGAGTTAGGTAAAGAATATAAAATATACGAAAGTTTCTTTAAAAATAAGAATACTAGCGAAGCTAAAGCTGATATGGTAATTACTACTCTTATTGAGAGTTCAAAGCATTTAAATCGCTCTGCTTTAAAAAGACAAAAGTATAACTTAATTAAAGAAATTAAAGAGCATTATAATTTAGAAGAATTCTTTAAAACTAAATTACCTAATTATAAAGCTCAAGCTGCTTTATTCACATTATTAGAAGTCTATAACAGTGAAAATCTATCTAATCCAGACCAGATTATAGAAAATAAAACATCACTTCTAGAATATTTAACTTCTAAAACTCAAAATAGAAAAGAAGTTAAAGAAAATATTTTAGAGGAATTTAAAACTCAAGATAAAGACGTTCGTATTTTAACTTACCGAGTATTATTGGAGAAATTTAATGACCAATATGGTAATCTGAATACTAATCAGAAGAATGTTCTTAAAGAATTTATCAATGGTGTTGACAGTACTCCCAAATTAAAAGAGTTCTACAACACTAAAATAAATGAAATTAAATCTCACTTATCTAACCTAAATAAACAAGTAACTGATAAAGCTACTCAAATAAAGATAAAAGAGATTATTAATATATTACCTAGTTTAGGTAAAAATGATAAAGTTAACGACGACCATTTAATCAATCTTCTTCAGTATTATCAATTAGTAGAAGAGTTAGAAAAGATAAAATGAGCAGACTTAAAGATATAATATTTAAAAAATTATCAGAAGAAAGCGCCACAGGTACTGGTGCTTCTTTTACTCCTGGCACCGGTGAAGGTTATGCTACACCAGTAGCAGGTAAAGCTCCTATATATTATTATAAATTAGGATTTAAGCCAGTAAACCAAAAGAAATTAAATAAAGCCGCTAAAGGTATTGATGTTAAACATCTATGGGAAGAAGAAGGTACTGGATTTGATATAGAATCATATTTATCATCGTTACCAACTGATAATGAAGAAATAAAAAAATATATAGCAGGACGTTTAGGTGATTTTGATTTATTATCAAGTAAATTAAAAGAACTTATAAAACTACTCCAAGAAGCTAAAAAAGAAACAATAAATAGTTATCGTGAGAACCCTGAATTTAGAGCTGTTTATGGTACAGATTTAGCAGTTTCACTTTTAAACGACGTAATAAAATTATTTAAACAACATGAATAAAACACTACAAGAACAATATAACCTTATTAAAGAAGGTAAAGGAAGTAAAGAACATTTTATGAGAACTGTTCGTCATACTTTCCCTGATCTTATTACTCCTACTTTATCATATAATGATACTGTTACTGTGTTAAAAAATAAAAGCATCATATCAGAAGGTATAGGTGGTATAGTAACTACAGGTAAAAAACAAGATTGGCATAATATTTTTAAAGAAAATATGGCTAATCTTAAAGAAGAAAAAGAAGCTAAAGTAGGAGACACTCTTAAACATAAATCAACAGGAGCCGAATTTAAAATTACTAAAATATCAGGCAATGATATTGAAGGTAAATACACTAAATTAGGTGGAATGGAAGGAAAAGTTAAAGTAGGTGATACTAATAAGACAAATAAAAACTTAATAGGAAAAACATACAAATTAATTTCTGAAGCTAAAGCAGTAGAAAAAGAAACTACCAAAGATGTAACTGATATGGCTACACGTGGTTACGATTATAAAGATGAAAAGAATTGGGACAACGTATTTGGTCAAGAATTTTTAAAAGGATACTATACTGAAATGAAAGATCCTAAAAACGAAGGTAAAAATGTTAATGAATTAAAAGCTATTGTAGCTAAAAACTTAGCTAAAGACGTTAATCACTATGTTAAAGATGGTCAATTTGGAGTTAAAGGAATAGGTTACACAACTGAAGCACCTGGTTTAGGTACTCCAAAAGAAGCTAAAGGTAAACATAAATCTTCAGGATATGGTGATTTAAAAGAATCAGTATTACGTGCTTTTATTTCAGAAACAATTAAAGAAGTATTAGCTGAAACTAAAAAGAAACCATCAGCTGGTTTAACCAAGAAAGAAAAATCAACTATATCTAAAAAAGCTCACGCTGGTAAAGATATAGGTAAAAAAGGAAAAGGATTTGAAAAAGTAGCTAAAACAGCTGCTAAACAATATGGTTCAAAAGAAGCAGGTGAAAAAGTAGCCGCTGCTGCTATGTGGAAACATTTAGCTAAAGAAAGTCTAACTCCAGAAGATAAAGTAGCTTTTAGTAAAGCTGCTATGTTTGCTGAAAAATTATATAATAAATTAGGTAATGTAGAGGATGTAATAGCTAATCTACCAAAACCATATATCCGTTTTAAAAATGAATTAGAACAACATTTAATTCAAAAATTTGAAGGATAATGAGTAAACAAATATTAATAGAAACAAGTTTATTTAATGCTAAACCTGCTCGTATTATAGAAGGAGTAGATAATGGTAACATACTTGTTGAAGGAATATTAGCTACAGCTGAGGTTAAAAATGGTAATGGTCGTTACTATTCTAGAGATTTGTGGGAGCGTGAGATTAAAAAATATATGGACAATGTAAAACATAATAGAGCGTTGGGTGAATTAGATCACCCAGACTCATCTATTATTAACTTAAAAAACGTTTCTCACAACATAAAAAGAATTTGGTGGGATGGAGACCATGTAATGGGAGCTATAGAAATATTACCTACACCATCAGGAAACATCTTAAAAGCCTTATTTGAAAACAGAATACCAATAGGTGTATCATCACGTGGTATGGGTTCATTAAGACAAATGGGTGACTTGATGGAAGTACAAGACGACTTTGAATTATTATGTTGGGACTTTGTATCAACACCTTCAAATCCAGGTTCATATATGAAAGAAAGAGGTGCTATGAACGAGTCTAAAAATAATCAATATAACAAATATGCTCCAGTAAACTCTATTATCACAGAAATACTATGTGCTAATGGAACTTGCCCGATATTTTAATAGACAAAAATTAAAGTGAATGCCCTACAAAAGTAGGGCATTTTTCTTTTCAACAAAACGCGACTTTGAAGAACACTGATATATGTATATTCAAATATGCTACCCACATCTCTATGTAGCATTACACGTAAACAAATCTATTACGTTTCCTATTAAACGTATTTCCAAAACAAAATTTATTTGAGGACAATGAACAGAGAAACGCTTAAACAAGCAATCGCTGATGCTAAAACTATTAAAGAAACAGCTATCGCGAACGCAAAATTAGCACTCGAAGAAGCTTTTACTCCACAATTAACCGCTATGTTTGCTGAGAAGTTAAACGAAATGGATAAAGAAGTAGAAGAAGAGAGTGTTGAAGAAAATTACAGTATGGAAGAAGAAGGTATGGATGAAAATTTCAATATCGATGAAATCCTAGCTGAGTTATCAATGGAAGAGGAAGGTGAAGAAATGGAAGAAGGCATGGAAGAAGAATTAGATGAAGATCTAATGCTTGAAGAAATGTCAGACGAAGACATTGAAGCACTTGTAACTCAAGTCATTGATGACATGATCGCATCTGGTAAGTTAATGGCAGGTGAAGGTGAAGAAGAAGGTGAAGAAGACATGGAAGATATGGATGACACAGACATGGAAGACATGGATGATGAAAAAGATATCGACGAAATGTTAGCTGAACTTTTATCTGAAACTGAAGAAATGGAAGAAGAAACAGTAGTATCAGAAGCTTTAGATCCAGCTATTGTAGCTGTACTATCAGCTTTTGGATTACCTGTAGTAGCTGCTTCTGTATCTAAATTATCAGATATGGCTAAAGCAGGTAAGTTAGGTAGTGCTGGTAAATCTATAATTAACTTCTTAGAAAAAGCAGGTAAAGCTACAGCTCCTAGAAATACAGGTGGTGGTGATTTACCTGAAGCTAAAGAAATGGAAGAAACAATTAACGAATTAAGAAATGAGTTAAATGAAGTAAACCTTTTAAACGCTAAGTTACTTTACACTAACAAAATCTTTAAAGCCAAAAATCTTACCGAATCAGACAAAGTAAAGGTTTTAAACGCATTTGACAAAGCAGAAAATGTTAAAGGAGTTAAACTTGTATACGAAACATTAACTGAGAACTTAAAGACAACTTCAATTGTTAAAAAATCTCCAGTTAAAGAATCTTTAGGTTCAGCTTCTAGAACAATCGCTCCTGCTACCCCAAAACAACCAATAATTGAAACAAACGAAGCTTTTGCTCGTATGCAAAAAATTGCTGGTCTTAGAAAATAATTTAAAACAAAAACAAAACAATTAACAAATTATGGAATCAATTCAATCATTAGTTGAATCTGCAAACCCATGGAAATCACTTCAAAGTGATGCTGCCCGTTTAGCTAAAAAATGGGAAGTAACCGGCCTTTTAGAAGGTATGGGTGACGATGTCAACAAAAACAACATGGCTTTGATGTTGGAAAACCAAGCAAAGCAATTAGTAGTTGAAAACTCTTCAACTGGTACTGGTGCTACATTTACAGTAGGTACTGGTGAACAATGGGCTGGTATTGCATTACCTTTAGTTCGTAAGGTGTTTGGTCAAATCGCAGCGAAGGAATTCGTTAGCGTTCAACCAATGAACTTACCTTCAGGTCTTGTATTCTTCTTAGACTTCCAATATGGTACTACTAAGAACCCATTCACTAACGGTAACTCAATGTATGGTGGTACTTCGACTTCAACATCAACTTATCCATTTGCTACTAACACAACAACAAATGGTTTATATGGTGCTGGTCGTTTTGCTTACTCTACTAACCAATTCTCATCTTCAGTACTTGGTTTAATTTCAGGTTCAACTGGTGCTCCAGCTAACGCTTCTACAGGTTCTATCGGAACAGTAACAGCATGGTCTGAATTAAACTATGATAGCTCTTTATCAGCTTCATTATCTGCAGGTCAAATTTTAAAAGCTCAAGTTTCTACTTCAGCTATACCTAACTACGATATTGAAGGTGTTCGTGCTTTCGTATTAGTATCAGGTTCTGCTACAACTGAAACTGGTGTTGGTTCTGTAGTTACTGTAGCTAACAGTTTATCTGCGTTTACTTATGTAAACACTGCTGGTACAATCATCACATTCTACTTCACAGGTTCAGGTAATGCTCTTGCTCCAACTGGATCTTATACCTTGTTCTTCAACAAAACAACTGGTATGTCAACTCGTGGTGATTTTGAAGATGTTACTAACAGCGGTCAAAACGCAGTACCGTCTAACGCGTACTCAGTTCCTAACGCTGAAAGTGCTACTACAATTGTTATCCCAGAGATTAACGTTCAACTTCAATCACAAGCTATTACAGCTAAAACTAAAAAGTTAAAAGCAGTTTGGACACCTGAATTCGCTCAAGACTTAAACGCTTACCAAAACTTAGACGCGGAAGCTGAATTAACAAACATCATGAGTGAGTATATTTCATTAGAAATTGACCTTGAAATCATGGATATGTTGATCCAAGACGCTGCTGCTGGTACTGAGTATTGGAGCGCAGTTAACAACACTACATTGAATGCTGGTGGAACTGACTTCACTGCAAGTTTAGGATTCTACAACACTCAAGGTGCTTGGTTCCAAACTCTTGGTACTAAATTCCAAAAATTAAGTAACAAGATTCACCAATTAACACTTCGTGGTGGTGCTAACTTCTTAGTATGTTCTCCAACTGTAGCTACTATTATCGAATCAATCCCAGGATTTGCTTCTAACAGCAATGGTGATACTTCAGATATGGAATATGCATTTGGTGTACAAAAAGCAGGTTCATTTAACAGCCGTTACACTATCTATAAAAACCCTTACATGACTGAAAACACAATCTTGATTGGTTTCCGTGGTAAGCAATTCTTAGAAGCAGGTGCTGTATTTGCTCCTTACATTCCATTGATCATGACTCCTCTTATCTACGATCCACAAACCTTCACACCACGTAAAGGATTGTTAACTCGTTTCGCTAAGAAGATGTTACGTCCGGAATTTTATGGAAAAATATACGTTAGTGGGTTAAATACTCTTTAATAGTAAAAAATAATTTAAAAGGAGGGAATTAATTTTCCCTCTTTTTTATATATTTATTATAAAATTCAGACCTTATAATTTTTTTAGCATGAAATGTCAAATATGTCAAGATGAAGTTACTTTTAGATCTTTAGCAATGCATCTAAAATGGAAACATAATACTAATACTAAAGAATATGTAAAAACATATGGTGAATTTCATCCATCTAAAATAAACACAAAATTAAACATTGATAAATTTACATGTTTAGAATGTGGGAACCCTTTTCCAGATCAGAGAAATTTAATGTTCCATATTACTAAAAAACATTCACTGTCTAAAAAAGAATATATATTAAAACATTATTATAATAATATTACTCCTTTATGTAAATGTGGATGTAATCAACCTACTTCTTTTCTACCTTCTGGGAAAAATGACAACGGAGATGAAATATGGTTTAGAGAATATATAAAAGGACACTGGGATTGGGTTAAACCTGGTTACCATAATCACTCAGATGATACTAAAAATAAAATGAGGTTAAGTGCTATTAAAAGATTAGAAAATGAAAAAGGATTATTTAAAGGAATTTCACAATCTGAAAAACAATTAGTAGAATTTATAAAACAAATATACCATAAAGAAATAATACTAAATGATAATACTTTATTATCAGGTAAAGAAATAGACATTTATATCCCAGAATTAAAATTAGCTATAGAATTTAATGGAACATATTATCACTCAGATTTATTTAAAAAAGATAAAAACTATCATTTAAATAAAACCAAAGAATGTAATAAATTAGGGATAAAACTTATCCATATATGGGATAGTGATTGGATATATAATCAAAATATAATTAAATCTATGATTAAACATCAATTTAATGTTACTGATAATAAAATATATGCTCGTAACTGTGTAGTAAAAGAAATATCTAAACAGGATAGTGTTTTATTTTTAAAAACAAATCATCTTCAAGGTAATGCTATATCAAAACATAATATAGGGTTGTTTTATAAAGATGAATTAGTGAGTGTTATGACTTTTAGTAAACTAAGAAAAAATCTAAAACAAAATCACGTAGAAGGAAAATACGAATTACTAAGATTTTGTAATAAACTAAATACCAATGTAGTAGGAGGCGCTTCTAAATTATTTAAATATTTTATTAAAAAATATAACCCAAGTAATATATTATCATATGCTAATAGAGATTGGAGTGATGGAGGTTTATATCATAAATTAAATATGAAACCTTTAAAACCTACTCCACCTGGTTATCATTGGTATAAATCTAAAATAAAATATAATAGGTTTAATTTTAGAAAAGATATACTTGTAAAACAAGGAGAAGATGAATCAAAAACAGAATATGAAATAATGCTTAGTAGAGGATATTATAAAGTATGGAATACAGGAAATCATAAATTTGAATGGGTTAGCCCAAATATTTAATATTTATCAACAAAAATAAATCATGACAGATTTCAATCGCAGTGAAGAGGCTCAAAATATCTTCAAAGAAAAGAGGAAGCCTAAAAACCCAATTACATTTAAAATTACATTAAACGAGGAACAGAAATCAGCTAAACAATTAATTTTAGAAAACCCAGTTACTTTATTAAAAGGTATGGCTGGTAGTGGTAAAACACTTGTAGCATGTCAGGTAGCTTTAGATATGATATTTAAAAAAGAAGTAGAAAGAATTATTATAACTCGACCTACTGTATCTAAAGAAGAAATAGGATTTTTACCTGGTGACTTAAAAGAAAAAATGGATCCTTGGTTAGCTCCTATTTATGCTAATCTTTACATGTTATATGATAAAGAAAAAATAGATAAAATGATTAAAGATGGAGTAATTGAAATTGTGCCTTTTGCATTTATGAGAGGTAGAACATTTCCTAACGCGTTTGTAATAGTAGATGAATGTCAAAATATTACTCACGGTCAAACTGAGATGATTTTAGGTCGTTTAGGTAAAGGTGGTAAAATGGTATTTTGTGGAGACATAACTCAAACAGACTTAAAAACTAAAAAAGACAGTGGTATTGGATTCTTTACTCGTTTAGAAGAAAATATTAAAGGAGTAAAAATATTTACTTTAAAAACAAATCACCGTCATGAAATAGTAGAACCAATCCTTAAACTATACTCAGATTATAGAGACTAAATATTTATAATTAAAACAAACACATGAATATTCCTATTTGGCCAGGATCAAGCTCATTTGCGGCCTATTCCGCTTCTTATTATAATACTCCTTCTACAGGTAGTGCTCCTACTCCATTTGGATTTTATGATAGTGATACTCAGTTTGTAGCAGATGCTGATAAAGTAGCTAATTTCTGTGCTAGAAGATTAGGTTATCCTATTACTGACATTGAATTACAGGATATAAACTTTTGGGCTGCATTTGAAGAAGCAGTTACAGTTTATGGTAATGAATTATACGCATATCAGGTAAGAGATAATATGCTTACTTTAGAAGGAGCACCAACCAACACACCTATTAATAATGCTATTATAACTCCTAACTTAGGATATATAATAAAGTTATCTCAACAGTATGCTGAAGAAGCAGGTGTGGGTGGAAATGTAACTTGGTATAGTGGTTCATTAAATTTAACACCTGGTCAACAAACCTATGATATGAAAGAATGGGCTATTAGCCAAAGTATATCAGGTGGAATTGAAATTAAAAGAGTATTTTATCAAGATGTTCCTGCTATTAATCAAATGTATGCACCGTTTGGTGGGTTTGCTGGTTTAGGAGGTGTACCTGCTGCTGGTTTATATGGTGGTATGTACGGAGGTGGATACGGTGGAGGTTACCTAATGATGCCTGTAGCTTATGATGCTGGTGTAATACAAGGAATAGAATTAAGTAATACAATTCGTTTGTCTCAATATACATTTGAGATAATAAATAACAATTTAACAATATTTCCTATACCATCATGGAATGATTCTAGACAAGGAGTTTTATGGTTTGAATATATTAAAGTAACTGATAGAGTTAATAACAGTATAAACCAAGTTGGTAGTGGAAGTGTAACTAATGTTTCAAATGTTCCATATACTAATCCAGTTTATACACAAATTAATTCAGTTGGTCGTCAATGGATATTTGAATTTACTTTAGCTTTAGTTAAAGAAATACTTGGTTATAACCGAGGTAAATACAGTACAGTCCCTATTCCAGACAGAGAGGTGACTATGAACCAAGCTGACTTATTATCAGCTGCTACCGCGGAAAAAACAGCCTTAATAGAACGTTTAAGAGGATATTTTGATGATACTTCTAAACAAGCATTACTTGAAAGAAGATCATTAGAATCTGATTATAGAAATAAAGAAATAGCAAACGTACCAATGGTAATATTTGTAGGATAATGGCACTATTCGGAGGTTCAAGAGACATATCAATGTTTAGACATATTAACAGAGAGCTGTTAGGGAATATTATCACTCAAGAATGTGCTTTTTATAAATTTGTTATAGATAAAACTATAGTAAATATGTACGGAGAAGCATCAGGAGGTAAATTTTATGATGGTCCTGTATTGTTAAATGCTTTAATTACTGTAGGCAATAATACATCTCCTACAAATGATTTTGGTGTTGATTTTAATTGGGATATTAAAGTAGCTTTTTTAAGAGATGATTTAGTAGAAGCTAATGTTCACCCTGAAGTTGGTGATATTATCTTATATCAAGAAAGTTATTTCGAAGTAGACAATACAAATATTAGACAATTCTTTGTAGGTAAAGATCCTGATTACCCATATGAACCAAATCCTTTAAACCCAGGCTTAGCTGAGTTTGGTTATAATGTAAGCGTAGTTTGTGAAACCCATTATACAACTGCTGATAAAATCAATATAATACAACAAAGATTATAATGGCAAAAGGAAGAAAACCAATACCAAAAACCCAAAGAGAAATAAGTATTTCTCAAGAAAATCCATATGTTCCACCAGTTGGAGCACCTGGTTTTTCTCCTATGGGTAATCCTAACTCTGATAATTCACTTAACAGAGCGGAGCAAACTTCCTTTAGAGGTGACACAGTTAAACCCTTATCTATTGGAATTCAAGATATAGATGAGTCAGTAATGTATTATTTTCAAAACGTTATTAAACCTTTTGTAATACAAAATAATGAAAGAATAGCTGTACCTGTTATCTATGGTTCACCAGAAAAATGGAAATCATTCCAAAAAGATGGATACTATAGAGATTTACAAGGTAAGATAATGGCTCCTCTTATCATGTTTAAGAAAAATAATATTGAAAAAGTTAGAAACTTAACTAATAAGTTAGACGCTAATACTCCTCATAATATTTCAGTTTATGGTAAACGTTATAGTAAACAAAACGAGTATAGTAAGTTTAATATATTAAATAATGTTACACCTGAGAAAACATATTATGCTACAGTAGTACCAGATTATTTAAACATAACATACGATTGTGTTATATTTACTTATTATAACGACCAATTAAATAAAATAATAGAAGCATTAGAATACGCTTCAGATTCATATTGGGGTGACCCAGAACGTTTTAAGTTTAAAGCAACTATAAGTTCATTTACACCAACAACTGAGTTATCTGATAATCAAGAACGTGTAGTAAGATGTGCTTTAAGTATAACTTTATATGGTTATATTATACCTGATGTACCTCAAAAAGACTTAAATGCTTTAAAGAAATTCTCTAACAAGAATAAATTAACATTTACTTTAGAGACAGTTCAAGGTGATAAAGAACAATTTAACACTACAGTTACTAGAGCAAATGCTCAAGGTGGAGGTTTATCAACTATAATTGATTCACCTAATATAGTAAATAATACAACAATAGTATCAGGAACAACACAAGTGATATTAGATTATTTAAATACAAATAAAGCTATACAAACATCAAATGTACCAACAACTAGTACAGCGGTGTTTAATGGGGCATTTTTAGTTGCTCCAACAGGACTGCCTGCTACAAGTAAAAATTCATTCTTATATTATATTAATGGCCAACTTGTAGAACCAGTAGCTGTGATTTCATTTATTGATAATGGAAATGGAACTTGTACACTAACTGTGGATACTACTGAATTAGGATTTACATTGAATAATACAGATGAAATAATAGCAATAGGTAAATTTAGCACATAATGAGTAAGTTTTTTGGTAAACAAATTAATTTTGAACAAACATCGTCTTTACCTAGTGTAATAGGATATGATTCTAATACAAAAAGATTATATTATAGTACTAGTTCTATATCAAATGATACTTATGGTAGTTTAACTAGACATTGGATTTTTAAAACTAATAGTACCATTCCTTCAACAGGAGCCTGGGCTTGGATTGATGGTGACGCAGAAATTAACATAAATGTTATTGATAATGATCAAACTGATTTAACTAATTTTTTTAGTTATTTGATAGGAACTGAAAATAATTTTTTAATACAAATTTCTTCTGAAAACAACTCAGATTTTTTCAGTATATACAAAACTACAGGAATAGGATCATTTTCAGGAGGTTATAATTATGTTACCTTTCCTTTAGAAATTATAACTAAAGAAGGATCGTTACTATCAAATGCAATATGTTCTATATCTTTTATTCCATTGTTTGATAAACAAACATTTAATACTAGTAGTTTTGTAACCACGTCTTCTTTTAATAATTTTACAGCTTCATACAATACTGGATCCTTTAGTGGTTCTTTTACAGGTAGTTTTAATGGTACAGCAAGTTGGTCTAATAATACTATAAGTGCATCATATGCTTTAACAGCATCAGTAGCGGTAAGTGCTTCATATGCTTTAAGTTCATCAGTAGCAGTTAGTGCTTCGTACGCGTTAACAGCTTCAAGAGCAGTAAGTAGTAGTATGGCTATATCAGCTTCATACACTAATTATGCTGAAAATGCTAACTATGCAAATACAGCTGGAACTGCTGGTACTTTAAGTAATCATGCTACCGTAGATCAAATCAATGTTGGAGATACAGCAGACGTATTTATAAGACCTGGAGAATTAGAAGAAAGTAAATATACTACTTTAAATATTTATAATTATAATAATTTTACATAATGCCTACATTGAATAAACAACCAATATTTACTATTACTCCTGTATTATACAATCAAACAGGAAATCCTGATATTTGGGATTTTTTAAATCCTACTCAGAATAATTTATTATATACTACTACTGAAACAACATTAATAGACAGAATAACAGTTCAAATTCCAGTTAATAATGCAAACCCTGATTGGAGTTCAAAAACTATATATATAATCATATATGATAGTAATACAGGAAATTACTCAGAATATCAAAGAGAAGATATAGTTGGAGGAAGTTACACCCCAGGATCTAATATTCCTTCTATAATATGGAATTTTGAAGGAGGATTAATAGTACCATCGGGGTATACTATTTCTATTCAGTCTTCAGTAGACTATAATACAAATGGTAGTTATGGTGATTATTTGTCAGTTACAATAGAAGGTGGAACTTATATCATAAATTAATATGGAAAACGGATTTTATGGATTTCCAAAAAATAGAACATATACTAAACCAATACTTTCATCTTCATATGCTGAAAGTGCTAGTTTTTCGTTAACTGCTTCTTATATTTTAAATGGAAATATTGATACTGGCAGTTTTGTAAATACATCATCTTTTAATTTATTTACTGCTAGTTTTAATACTTTTACTTCATCATACAATACTGGTTCTTTTAAAGGTAATTTAGATGGAACAGCTAGTTGGGCTCTAAATACTGTACAAGCAATAAGTTCATCAAGATCAATAACTTCATCTTTTGCTATAAGTGCTTCACAAGCTATTACAGCGTCGTATGTTTTAAACGCCGTTAGTAGTAGTTATGCTTCAACAGCATCATTTTTACCCACAGGAACATATAACATAACAGCTTCATGGGCTCAAAGTGCTTCACAAGCAATAAGTGCTTCTTATGTTTTAAGTAGTAGTTATGCTTCAACAGCATCATATGCTTTGAATGGAGGAGTAACTCAAATAATAGCAGGAACTGGTGTAGTAATATCTCCCTCTAATGGTTTAGGAAATGTTACTGTAAACTCTACAGCAGCCTCATATAATACAGCTACTGGTTCATACGGTAGTTTTTATGATACCGGTTCTCAAACCGCTGTTAGTGCTACTACTATATATTCAATGTCATTATCTACAACAGACATTTCTAATGGAGTATATATAAGTGGTTCTACAGATCCATATAACACATATGTTAAAGTCACTAATGCTGGAGTGTATAACATACAATTTTCTGCCCAATTTAGAAATGCGGGAAATAATCCAGTAGATGTGACTGTATGGGTTAGAAAAAATGATGGATCATCAGTTAATGATATAGCAGATTCTTCAGGTATTTGCACAGTTCCAGCTAAAAAAGGAGCTACCCCAGGCCAAATAATTATTAGTTGGAATTATTATATATCATTAGCCGCTGGGGATTTTATTCAACTGTTATGGCATACAGATACAAATAATGACGTAACTTTAGAAACAATAGCAGCTGGTGTAAGCCCAACCCATCCAAGAACACCTTCATTAATTTTAACAGCACAACGTGTTGATACATTTTTAAGTAATACAGGCTCATTCAGTGGATCGTTTACTGGTAATTTAATTGGAACAGCAAGTTGGGCTACAAACACTTTAACTGCATCTTTCTTACCAGTAGGAACATATGCTATTACAGCTAGT